TAAAATCTCCTTTTTTATTTATGTTAATGTGGCAATCAGACAACCGACTTTCTACATAGGGACGAGGATAGATTTCTTGAAAACATGGCAGAATTTTATCTCCTAAATATGGAATTCTTTCTATAACATTTCTCTTGCTTTGCCAACCACCAAAACTAGACCTTCCTTCACCAGCACCATCAATTTTTCTAATTTCATTTATGTCGTGTAAAAGTTGTTGTTTATCAATGTTTAACTTAAATTTCCATATCCTAGTTGGAAAAATATCTATGTATTCATATTCCATTATGCACCTGTTGTAAATTTGTTCCAATCGATTGCAGACTTAATAGCAAACCCACGATTGTTAATACTTTTAATAATTGCTTCTAGATAATCAACCTTTTCTTGTTGCATAGCAACTTCTAAAGTTGAGTTAATAAACAGATCATCTGACTCAATATACACTTGAGTTTCATTCTTTAATAGTTTTTTGAAAAATTGATCACGACCAATTTCTTCTAATTCGTCTTTATCAAGTTCGCCAAGATAATACTCAAGAAGAGTCTTGTGTGTTTTTTTATGTTTACCTTTGAGTTTGATTAACTGTATCCTCTCGCCCATAAATATTTTAAGATACTTATTATGTAGTTGAGGAATCTTAGCACTTTCAGTTGCTAATTCAGTTTCATCAATCTTTGAGTCTTTATTCCACTCAGATACTATTTGTTCAATATTCATTCACTTATTATACTATAAAATACCATAAAAGTAAAGTTATAAAAAAGTTTCCTTAAAAACTTTACTAAATCTAAAAAAGCAGTATAATAGGGTTGTGCCCTTTAAAAAAGATATTAGGTTATAGACAGAATATCATATGCTCTATATTTAAAAGTAACACTACCTATTAAATACTGAACATCTGCATCATCCACTTTAAATTCCAACGATGCAAGGTTAGTCGGAAACAAATCTTTAAATCTTACTTCTATATTAGGTTGGTATTGGGCAGTTGTCACAATTAGAGAAGCATCACTATAAGGATCGGTAAGACCTTTTCTTTGAGGAAACTCATCAGGATATCCTAAACCTATTAACCAATCAAATATTTCTTGATAGTTTTTCATATCCTCATCTACACGAAACTGTAGAGTTAAATCAGCAAAGTCAAGTTTATCACTTGCTTTAACTAAACGGTTGAATGGGTTTGGTGCTTCTACGACACCTAAACTTACATCAGGTATAGTTGCTGCCGTGCAAAAATAATTTACATGTGGTAATTTCTGAATACTAAATTGAAACCCAAGAGGGGATAGTAAACTTTTATTGCTTGGTTCTGAAGGTCTTTCTGCCATACATCTATTTATAATACTTGTGGGGATAAAAAAGGCATCCCGAAGGATGCCCTTTTATGTGAGTATCTAACTCGAATTACATTAGGTTAGTAACCTTAGCAATTCTGTAGTAGATATTACCGTCACCAGAACCTAGTCTAGCAGCAACACCGTTAGCATCGTTAGTAGCAAAAGGATTTGATACCATACCGTAACGAGTCTTGAAACCGATCTTAGGTTGGAAAGTGTTCTCACCAACTGCACGAACCATTTGTAATGGAACATATGGGCAATAGAATAGACCTGCATCAAAAGCAGATGAACCCTTATAACCAATTGTGTAGTAGTTGTTAGTAGCATCTGAGAAATATGGATCAATATAAACTCTGATACGACCGTTTAGAACACCAGCAAAAGTATTACCAGTATCATCTACATTTAGATTATTGTTAAGAGCAGGAGCATAGTCAAGAACACCAGCCATTTGAAGAGCAGATGCTACATCAGATGAAGTGATCATGATATTACCCTTACCACGTCTAGTTGCTTTAGCGATCTCATTAGCATCTCTTTCGATTTGGAACATAAGACCTTTGAACTTCTCAACTGACCAACGACCATTAGAATCAGTATCTAAGTCGAAAGTTCCAGCAGTAGTAGTGTTCTTTTGAGCACCAGCAACCGCAGAGTAGTTAATAGTTCTAACAACTTCTCTGTTGATTTCAGAAAGAATCTCAGCAGATAGAATGTTTGACAACTCAGTTTCAGCATCAAGACCATGAACTGCTTTAAGATCTTGAGCAAGTTCCATAGTGTATTCTGCTTTAAGAGCACGAGTAACAGCAGTTACTGCGATTTTCTCAATTGAGAATGCCATTTCGTTGAATGCGTTAGCAGTTCCGTCACCTAGTGCTTCACCTTGAGCAGTAGTCATACCAGTTTCTACAGTATAACCAGAACCAGAAGCACGATCGTTAGGATCAGTTCCAGTGTGGCCAGTTCCAGCAGAAGCATTTGCTGCCTGGATAGAAGCAGTGTTACCTGCAGCAGAAGCAGAGAATGAAGTATTTGCTTCATTAAATAGTGCTTCAGTTCCAGTTTGTGAACTATAACGAGAACGCATAGCGAAGATTAGACCAGTAGGACCAGTCATTGGCTGAACACCAGCGATATCGTAAGCGATTAAGTTAGGCATAGAACGACGAACCAATGAAATTAATACTGGATCGAAGATATCTACAGAACCTGCACCAGCAACTGATGAAGAAGCACCCATTGCGTTTGCTGGTGCTGCCTCGCCTAGTAGTGTAGGAGCAAAGTGTGAACCATTAGATGCTTGCTCTCTGGCTGCCACTTCTTGGTTTTCTAAAAGTTGAGCAATTGTTGCCTTTTTATGAGAATCCTTAATTGGGTCTAATTCAGGATGCTCTAGGACAGGTTGCCACTTTTCAGTTAAGTTTGACATTTCTGTTTCTCCTTGTTAAAATATATTTTATTTACGAATGCCTTTACTAATAGCACTCATGTAAGCAGACATTTCTGGAGCAACTTTCACTTCATTTTCATCATCAATTTCCAGAGGTTCATCATCTAGTTCTTCAGTAATAACTTCTTTCTCTTCTTTAGGGAAATAGTTTTCCTTCAAAGTATCAATCTTTTCCTTATAAGACTCAGCATCATCAAAGTCAACACCCTCTGCTAGGGATCTCAACTTCACTGCTTGAGACTCAGTTAAGTCATCTTCTGCGTCAGCAAGGATACCATCCTTAGTAGACTCAGCAATTTGTTTTTTCAATTCAATGTTCTTTTCCATTTCCTCATTGACTTGAGTTTCTAACTCTTGCATCTTAGATGCCATTTCGTCAACTAGGTCAACTTTCTCTTCAGGGATGTCGATATAGTTTTCAGCGAAAAGATTTCTAAGACCTTCCATGAAGTTCTCAGTGATTTCAGATTTAACACCTGCTTCAATTGCAAGTTTATTCTCTTCCATCCACTCTTCAGCGACATACTCTAGATACTCGTCTAGTTTATTAGTCATTGACTCGATAATTTCTTCTTTCTCTGCTTCTAGTTCTGCTTCCATATCAACAGTAACTGACTCAAGAACTTCGTTTACCTTAGAAACGATTGCTGCTTCAAAAACAGTAGTCGCTTTAGAAACGAACTCTTCAGATAGTTCTTCACCGTTGAACATAGCAGATACATCTTCAGAAACATCTACATCATCAGAAGAAATCTTTTTAATTTCTTTGATAGACACAGCAGTATCTTCTGCTTCTTCGTCAGCATCAAAACCTTCTACTTTTAGTGCTGCCATAATTTTATTATATGACGCACCTAGATCTGACTTAGACATACTCTTCATTGCGTCCATCGCTGCAGTTACCATAGCAACTTTAGTTTTTGGAACTGAAGAACCCTGCTTAGGATTGTCGTTCTTATCAGCATCGTTAGGTTTTGCACCTGGAGGTGTGTTCTCTTTAGTTTGTGGATCTGGCACTTCAGAAGGATCCCCGAAAGATGCCTTTACCTCATCTAATTGCTCATCATCTTGAACTTCGTTCTCGATAATGTTTTCTTGTTCTAAATCTTTATCAGACATTTGGAATGCTCCTATTAAAATTTTAATATCTTTTTGTTAGTAATTATTTATAAAAAATAATAACTTTACTTTCCAAGAGAGTTTAAGAAGTTTTCAAATATAGCGAACTTCTTTGCCTCAACTTCCTTAACGGACATTTTAGAGACTTGTTCACGAACTTGCTCTGCCTCTCTTGCTGTCCAGATACCATTTTCAAAAACCCATTCTGTTCCTTCCATGATACCATTGACGAATGCAGATGGAGCACTTGGATCAGCAACGATATCACCTGCCGTAGCAAGATAAAAATCTTTACCAACTGTCTGAGCACCATTCTTACTCATCTGTAGGGTTCCCATACCACGAGAACTAACTCCTAGTTGAGCACCCTCTTTAATTAAAGACTTAACAATCCCACCATAAGGTGTTTCTGTCATAATCTTTGCTTTTCCTACAAAATTATCACCGTCTTGTTTTAAATCAGTGATCATATGTGAAACTCTTTCTAGATTAATAGTTGGACCTTGTGGATGTCCTAACTCACCGTATGCTCTTTTCTTTTCAACATACTCTTTATTATATCTATTAACTTCTTTTTGTAATACTTCTACTGGGTAAACTCTACCATTACGGTTTTTAATATTACCTTGCATAAAGACACCTTCGATAAAATAGTTTTTCTTACCACTCTCGTCTTTTGCTTCAGTTATGTATTGAATTCCTTCTTCGATTACTTCTGATAATAGTTTCATCTTTATGCTCCGTCTTCTGCTATCTTAGTTGCGAAACAACCAGCAGCACCTGTTATAGTATCTTTAGGTCTTTTACGAATAATAACTTGACCATTCGCAGGAATACGAACAGAAACTTGATTACCAGCATAGTTACCGTGCTGTCCGTCACCAGTATCAGTTGCAGTGTTTGCGATTGTTACTGTTCTAGCAGTTCCGTCATTTGCCAAATGAACACAAGTTGCTAAAAAGACATTTGTTGCCGAACCTGTTGCTACTGTATTTGCTAATGGTTTCATTATACTTCTACCTTATCTGAATCGTCTATTTTCTGTGATGTTGGTGCAGATACATATACTCTTCCACTTCCATCTTTATAGTCTATGTAAACTTCACCCTTAATATTTTTTAATGCTCTGGAAATATTATCCATTGTTTTTGAATTAAACACTACCATTGCGTTACCAGTGTTTTCGAATGATGTAAAAGTTACCATTTTTGTTCTCTTATCATAGTATGCTGGATATTCTTGTTCAGCACCAAACTCTTTAAAGATAGCAAGAACTGCTTTTTCATTTACACCAGTTCCAACTGGATCAATAGGCATACCCTTATAAAAGTCGTTTGAAGATTTTGCTATTTTATATTCGTAAATATCTTTAAACTTCTTCATTACTTCTTGCCTTTCTTATGATAAGACT